AATAAGTATTTCCAAGCACAACAGCCGTATTTCCTAGGACAATTGACGTAGAGAAATTACTGTCTAGTTGTGACAGAGGAATTGAACCTGATGCCGTAGCGAACGTGTATGGAACTGCCATTTTAGAACCTCACTCTAAGTTCGTGCTCGAACTCAAATCCGTTGATCACAAAAGCTGGACTGTTTGATTGAACCGTCATACCTAAATACTTGCCGTATTGTTGTGCGTCATTCTTATACAACACATAACCGCGCGAACCTGACCATCCCACCAATGCCGAGCTATTATTAAGCCAAGTTACTGTTGCACCAGCAGAATTAATCCAAGATACAAAGTCAGTTAAAGTATACACAGGACTGCTTGCACTTTCACTATCCACCGTCACATTCATCACGGCGTTATTTGTCAGTGTCGCTTCAACCCCTAATTTCAATGCCTGTTTGGTTCTAATCGGATCACCCATAGGCATTAAAGCGGTTTGCACATAACTGGCTACATTGCTTATTGCATCACTATATAGCAGCACACATGAATTGCCATTTGTGCCATAAAGGTTAATCTTGCCGCCTACAGGTGCAGATGTGACATACGACAAACCGTTATCTGCACTGGTTAAGAACCATTTCTTTTCAAAAAAAACAGCCTGTATGTATCTGCTAACGGCCGTTGTTCCTTGTCCACCCGTATAGTAAAAGTTAAAGGCAGAGCATAAGATGTTATTTAATAAGACTTGTCCAGCAGTAACAGGTTTCGTAAAGTCAATATAAGGCAAAATACCGTCTAATGGGTCAGACAATTTAGAAGTTGTAGAACCCACCAGTGCGTATACCCCGTAATCGTTCATAAATAGCACTGAACGGAAGTATGGAAAAATAGCGTAAGGCCGCTTAGAACCTACAGACGCACTGACGTTTGTATTGGTGAAGATGGTAGTACCGTTTGTCTGTACTTGTAGGTTTGAGAATACGTTGATTGAATTATCACCAAACACATACAAGAAGTTATTAGCAGACAATAACTGCTGAATATTTCCATGCAATGTTGAGTCAGTCAGAATGATTTGACCGGCAGATACAGTAGAGAAGTCTGTAAAACTCACAGCAGACGAATACGATATTGCTCTACCTTGTGCTACCCAAGTGCGGCCAGAAAAAGTTGCCACACCTACAATTGCATTACTTGTAATGACACCATTGGCTGTTGCGTTTGTGGTTGCGCCACCACCAGTAATGGTTACGGTCAAATTAGCTGCATTGGTGTAGTGATCACCTACGTTGGTCATAATCACTTCAGTCACAATATTACCGGCAACAATGGCTGTACCCGCAGCGTTAGCCCCACCGCCACCTGTAATTGTGACTACGGTGTTGGCCGCATTTGTATAACCTGCGCCACCATTAGTCACTAATATTGCCATCGTACCTGTTGCAAAGGTCACTATTTGAGCCACAGCCGTTGCATTACTGCCGCCGCCACCAGACAAAGTGACTGTAGGAGCAGATGTATAACCCGAACCTGCGTTGGTCAATGATATGCCGGTCACAACATTAGCCGTGATAAATGCCGTTCCGTAGGCTTGTTGACCACCCGTTTGATTAGGGGCAGAGATTTTGACAGAGGGTGCAGTCACATATCCAGAACCAGGATTGGTAATACCAATGATACCAACCGAGCCAATACTGACTAAGTTTGTGCCATCCCAGCTAAACAAACCTTTGGCTGAGTCACCAATCAGAGCGTTTGTGTTTTGCCATTGACTAACATTAGTTGCGCCATCGCCTGTGAATGTGCCTGGTGCTGCAATATTAATCAGTGAATTGGATTGTAGATTGACTGCTTGTAAACGCCCATCTTGTTGAAACGCTAGAAGATAGTCGTTCACACCTACGTTTACAGAGAAGTAATTACTTACTACGTTTGCAAAAGTGACGTTTCCAACATTGCTATAGGTAGGCGTAATGCGTAAGTTTGCATAACCTACGGGCATGGCGTTTTCTATCCATGAGAATTCTGTCTCATCAATAGCAGTTCGGTTAGCCTTGGTATTAATACCCTTGAACTGTTTGACTACCGCATAAGACTTTTTTTGCTCTGCGGATGCCATGTTAGAACGGTGTCGAGTAAGGAGTGGGCATCCGGCGTGTGCTGATTGCGACTAGCACCGCTTGGACTTGCTTTTGGTATTCTTGCTTGTAAATTTCAGCCTCACCAAAACTCTGTTCGTAATACTTAGCAAGGTAAGCTGCGTAGAATGGCACAGGAGTATTGTACGGATCATTAATATTGTCTACGTCTGACAAATCAACCAAAGCTGATGGCAGAACCACAGTATCAATGTCTACTGTGTAAATATTGTCCGGCACAGGCGCAATAATTAAACTGCCCTGCCCATATTGGGTAAAGCAGATAGGCCGCCCAATATAGTTCTGCCAAAATCTTAACTCGGCATTGAACTGCGTCCAGGGCAAATAACGCAACGGTACGCGAGTATTACCCCAGTACAAGTTAATGTTTAGCACATCTAGGGTTTGCACACCTGATGGCAAAGTGACATAGTTGATTTGTTCAGCATTGCCCACATATTGAATATATGCCGTTCCATCTAAGAACGGAGTGCTGGGCGGGTACACATTGCCACTGTAATTGCTACTGCTGCTACCGGGGTATGGTGGTGCTGTGCTATCCGTAGTTCCGGCAGTAGTTACAATGTATGTATAAATATTGCTGACTAACTGTTGCCCTACCGTGACTGCGGTATTAGCCGTCCATAAAACAGGGGCTTGTCCACCCGCAGTGGGTGAAGCAGGAACAGTCAGTGTTTGAATCGTGCGTAACGCACCCGTGTCTCGAACCACGCGCTCACGCGCCTGATTGATATACGTGGTTAGCTGAGATTGAGTGTAGAAAACTCCGGTAGCATCATGCAACAAATACTGCACTTGCGTAATGTACTGGCTAAGTGTTGTTGCCATGTAACTCCCATGTTACGCATTAGCTTGGACGGTTCCCCCTGCCCTTCTTGCGTTGGGCAAGGGTACTTTTTCCACCACCGGGGATAGAGAGTGGTTCTTTTTTGGAGGCTCGAATGAGAACTCAAAACGATCATAAATCTTCACAGATTCATCGTAATCGTTCTTCGTTCTAATCCATCCAAGCCTAACCATATAAGGCTCTTTATCATCTTCATCAAAACCAAATATGTGACGCGCCGCTTCTTCCGGTACTTCTACCGTTTGACCTACTGGAAACTCGTAGGAAACAAAACAATAAGACATAACTACTGGTTTGTTCCAACGGTTTGTCACATACATGTTTGACATTAGAAATTTACCACTTGACCGTATACAACAATAGTACAGGTGTTAGTACCACCTTGGGGTGCATTGATGTTCACGTACAAGGCTTGAGTGTTATATCCAGACACAACATTACCCGAATTAAAGGCAGGAGCAATGGTTAGGTCTTGATATGTACCTGTTGTTGTGACGTTAGCCAACACTACGTTTGCTACTACAGCATTAGAGATGTTTCCATCATTGCTTGTAGTAATTGAAATGTTGGCGTTTGCCATGCTTCCAGACGGATTCTGAATGGTCACACGGCGAACAATCAAACTTCCAGATGATCCAACTGCTGCGCCTTTTGTCAAACCGCCGCTCAACAACGGTATGGTAAGTGCTGCCACACCAGAATTTGAAGTTGCGTTTAGCGTAGTAGCCGTGATTATCCCAACACGTCCAAAACCAAACGAGTCAAGGTTAAACTGACCGACTGAATCTGAGTTAGCCATGGTTTCTCCTTAAATGGCGTTATAAGTGCCGCTTACAGCATTACCACCATTGGAGCCATACAGGTTAATCGTCACGTTACCTAATGCAGAGTTAGCAATTACGTTCACACCGTCTGAATACACTAAACCGGCAGTGTTGTTTGCCAGTGCGGTGGTAAACGTGGGGGAAGCCACGTTGTTAGAGGTGTTAAAGTAAATGGTTACGTTTGCAGTGTTGGTCACAAACCACAAGCCAGCAGGAATGGTAGTTGCTGCGGTTGCAGAGTTAGTAACGTTAAACGTTGTAACCTGGAAAAATGCACCTGCGGTGTTCGTAGACGCATTAGCTAAAAGGATTTTGTTTGTACTTAATGACATGACTTATCTCCTTATAGCGACAGGTAGTTATAGCCGGTCACTGCTGTCATGCTCTTGGGCTTGGTGGATACCAATTCCGCAATCATGATCACAGCACCTACATAACCAATCTGCCAGTTGGGTAGAGTGGACTCAAAACCCGTAAACACAAACGAACCTTGCTCATGGATGTACAGAGACAAGTAGTTAGTGTTCAAGAGATACAAAGTACCTTCGGGGCAGTAGGGGTCAGCATAGATGGGCACACCAGCAACCATCAGCGCACGGAACGCTGCTTGGGGGCCGTTTGCATCACCATCAAAACCACTACCAGGAGTAATGACATACTGTTCTTGGCCTACAAAGTCTTGTGCCAACAACGTCCAAGTACCAAAGCCGCACACACCAAATGTGGGCACTTCAGCACCTTTCTTCACCGTGCCAGAGATGTACTGGAGTACGTTTTGACGGGTGGGGTTGACGTTACCTGCGGCATAAGAACCTGACTGCCACCAGGTATAGGTTGAACGGCTGATGTTGCCGTATGTACCTGATGCAGATACCGCTGCGGGGAGACCAATAAACTGTTGAGTATTGGTTGAGTTGTTGTACAAGGCGGTAGACATTGCATCCATCATCACGTTAGTCGCGTCATTCATACGCGCTTCGATCAGAGGAATAATGGCTGCGTCTTGCTGAACTGCACCTTCCATTCCGAGGAAAGGAACAGGAGCGATCATTAACTTCAGATCGAATTCAGCGTTGTAAGCACCCTGCTGGACTGAAGGCTGGTTGAAAGAACCGGAATAATCAGACCATTGAGCGTTGACGAACTGAGCACCCTGTACAGGTACGGTTACTGAGGATACACCACCAGAAGCAGACTG